CTAAAGTTCATGCTATTTGTTTCCGTAAAGTTGCTAATACAATTCAGAATAGTATTTTTTCACAGGTTGTATGGTGCATATATAAACTAGAAGTTGAATCATTATTCAAGTTACCAAAGACATATAGTACCCCAATAACATATATTCCAACAGGACAGAAGATTTATTTTATGGGTCTTGACGATCCAATGAAAGTAAAATCTATTAAGCCACCATTCGGATATTTAGGTATTACATGGTTTGAGGAGTTAGACCAGTATGCTGGAGAAAATGAGTTGCGTACAGTTACTCAGTCAACTATGCGTGGTGGCGATAAATTTTGGGATTTTAGAACATTTAACCCTCCGATAAGTAAAAATAATTGGGCAAATGAATATACGGATGATTGCGAAGTATATAGACAAAATAATACTCTAGTCATTAGGAATACGTATTTAGATGTACCAAAAGATTGGCTTGGACAACAATTCTTAGAAGAAGCAGAAGATTTGAAACGTATAAATCCACGAGCGTATGAACATGAATATATGGGAATACCAATAGGTACTGGCGGTGATGTGTTTCAAAATGTTAGTGATATGGATATGAATGAGCCTGTTCCTAGATTTGATGCGTTTGGTAATACTATTGAAGTAAAACCTAGATGGCAGACTTTTGATAGAATCTATTGCGGACTTGACTGGGGATTTGCAAGGGATCCATTTCAATTTGTCAGATGCTATTTCGACAGAAATCATTTGGATTTATATGTTTTTGATGAATATAGAACATATAGAGCCAGAAACAAAACTGTCTTTAAGGCATTATACGAAGAAGAAAAGAAAATAAAACTGGATGAATTACTAATTGCAGATAGCGCAGAACCTAAATCAATATTAGACTTCAAAGCATACGGAGCATTTATACGTGGTGCAGAAAAGGGGCCAGAAAGTGTACGATATGGAATAAAGTGGCTACAAGGCTTGAATCATATTTATATTGATAAAAGAAGATGTCCATATACATTTAGAGAATTTGTTCAATATGAATATGAACGAGATAAAGATGGCAATTTTATTTCAGCTTATCCAGATGTTGATAATCATAGTATTGATGCTGTGCGTTATGCTATGGAGAAATATGCTAATAGAAGAGGAAACTAATATGTCCAGATGGTTAAATTTAGATATATGTACATATGAAGGAGAAGGTAAATATAATATTCCAATATTAGATCCTGAAATGCACTGTGATGCAACTAATTGGATGGGATTTAGTTATTGTTCGTATGATAGAAAAGTTAAAAGAAAAAAAGCACAAACAGGTGTTCATTTTTTTCAAGTAGATGGACAATTTGAAAGATGCTGGACAAATCCTAAAAGATATGCAGAAATGTTATCTGTATATAATTGCGTATTATCTCCTGATTTTAGTATGTATACAACATTTCCAAGAGCCGTACAAATTTGGAATTATTATCGAAAACATTGGATTGCACGATATTGGCAAGATTTAGGATTGACTGTTATACCAACAATTTCTTGGAGTGACGAAGAAAGTTTTGAATGGTGTTTTGATGGAGAACCTAAGGGCGGAATAGTAGCTGTGTCTAATATAGGATGTGTTAAAAGTCCGAAAAACCATGAAGCATTTTTACTTGGATATAATGAGATGTTAAAACGATTAGAGCCTAAATTAGTATTGTTTTATGCTCATAAAATATATGATTATCCAGGAAATGTAAGATACATTAAATTTAATTTATATAAAGAGCAGGAGATATTATAATGGGCAGTAGGGGCGGTAGTGGCAGTAGAAGTCTTTCTATGCCAACTGGTGGTGTTAAGATAATCAGTAGAGGAGATGTAAAGCCAGAAAAAGGATTAGAAGTATCTACTGGATTACGCCTTACGCCGTTGGCAGAAAAATCTTGTTTGGTTAATTATAGAAAAGCCGAAAAATTTGTTGCGACTCACAAGGTTAAGGAAGTTACAGGACATGAGCATCCAATGGAATTTGGTAAACGTAATTCTGTTTCTTTACAAACATTAAAGGGTGTACAATCTCGAATAAATAAAGAACGGCAAAAAATAACTAGAAGTCTTAAAGCTGAAAAGATAACTAAAAAAGAAGCAACTCGCCGTAGACGAATTTTGAATATGATGCAACGTGGATTAAATAGGGCATATAATAAACATAAGAAATAGAAAGGAGGAAGTATGCACTTCGATGGAGGAAAGGAATCGACAAGATTTTTAGAACAGAATATATTAAATTTAGCCTATGCTCAATTTGATGGAGAAGGCGAATTTGATATACCAAAAATGTATCCTGTTCATATTGAGAATTTAGCTGATATACCGATTCAAGGATTTAATTTTACATTAAAAGAAAAACATCCAGAAAATCTCGGTGTTCATTTCTTTTTGCACGATTATCAATTTGAAAGAGTGTGGAAATATCCTGATAGGTATATAAGTGTATTAAAAAAATTTGCTTATGTTCTTTCACCAGAGTTTTCTGTATACTATGATACTCCGAAAGCTGTTCAGTTGTTCAATACATATAGAAATAGATGGTGTGGAAGATATTGGCAAGAGCATGGAATCAATGTAATTCCAACATTTTCGTTAGGTGATCCAGATATGTTTAAGATATTTTGTGCTGGAATACCTAAACATAGTACAATAGCAGTATCTACGTTAGGGGATGGTAGATGGGGTAATTATGCGATGTTAAAAACTTTTTGGGATACTATGTTATTTTATTTAGAACCTGAAACAATACTATTATACGGTAAAGATTTATCAAATGAACTAAACGGTAATATAGTATTTAAACAGCTAATAAATTCAAAGGTGGCAGTATAATGGGAAAAGGTGTTAATGGCGGTAAGTATGCTGGTTCCCGTATGGCTCGAGGCTATTATGGTACTGATGTTGCAGGACAAAAACATGAACTTGTAGAAAAAGAGTGGGGAACAAAACGTGAATTTGTAGGTGCGGGAACAGAAGAATTTGTATTTTATGATAGAGTGCATGGTACTTTAATTGTAACTGCTCGTAATTTCCAAGAAGCGTGGAGAATTGCCCGTATGCGCGGTTATTCTAGGCGTAGTTATAAAAAGAGGTAATAGTAGTTATGTCAATGGTATCTAATTTTGTATCTAAACTAAGGGAGTTAATGAGAACTATGATAAAAGGTAAAGCAATAGAAGATGAGTTACGAGTTACTTATGCAATATCTTCTCCTATGGAACAGGCAATTAGATTATGGTCGCAGTTGTATGTTGGAAAAGCACCTTGGTTAAAAGAGCCAACAGATACTGATCCAACAAGAATTGCAAGTCTTGGATTACCGGCTATGATTGCTAGTGAAAAAGCAAGAATGGCACTTATTGAATTAGAATCTGAAATAACAGTTCCTATAAAACAAGTAGAAGTAGATAATCCAGATTATCCCGGTGACCAAAGATTTACAGTTGATGCGACTGGAACTAAAGTACCAATTCCAACCGTGTTACCTCCTGAAAAGATAATGGAAGATAAACCAGTTGGAAACGGTAAACGAGCAGAGTATCTTGAATCTCAATACAAAAAACTTAAAAAGCAGTTGAGAAAACAGATTGAATATGGTATTGCTAAGGGCGGACTTGTAATAAAGCCGTATGTTGTTATAAACAAATCTGATACAACCGATGGAGTTAATTCAGATATTACTCCTACTATTGATATTGAATTTGATTTTATACAAGCAGATGCCTTTTATCCCTTATCTTTTAGTGCTTCTGGTAAAATAATGGAAGCGGCATTTGTACAAACAAAAGTAGAAAAAGCATATGTATACAGAAGATTGGAACATCATAAATGGGAAAATAATGTTTTAACAGTTGTAAATAAAGCATATAAATCTAAAAATATAGCTGGTGCTGAAAGCTATGACATAATGGAAGTTGATTTTGGTAATGAAATTCCATTAACAGAAGTTCCAGAATGGAAAGATTTTCAACCAAAAGCTATAATTAAAAATGTTACTCAACCGTTGTTTGGATATTTTAGAATGCCTGAAGCTAATACTATAGATACCGGTAGTCCGTTGGGGGTTTCTGGATATAGTAGAGCAATAAGTCTAATTAGGGATGCAGATATTCAATATAGTGCGTTATTGTGGGAATATGAAGGCGGACAATTAGCTATTGATATTGATAGAGATGCTTTAAGAGATGTAGAAGGAGAAGATGGTAAACATAGATTAGTTGATAATAAATTACAAGCTAGATTATTTAGAAAAGTAGACTTAGGTTCTTCTTCTGACACATATCAACCTTATGCACCTGCTTTACGTGATGCAAACTATATTACAGGACTTAATACTATTCTTATGAGAATAGAAGATGTTTGCGGTATTAGTAGAGGCACTCTTTCCGATAGTGCCGATATTGCTAGAACTGCTACAGAATTAAAAATCCTTAAACAACGAAATTATCAGAGTAATGCAACCATTCAGGCGGCTATTGAAGAAGCACTGCGAAATGTAATTTATGCCATGAATGTATATGCGTCTTTATATAATATTACTCCTGAGGGCGAGTATGAAGTATCGTTCGAATGGGATGATAGTATTATAGTTGATATTGATGCTGAAATAAATAAGAGACTTACCTTA